ACGCCGAAAAGCTGCTCAAGCAACGCGCCGAGACAATCGCCCACCATGAGACGATGACGGCGATCAATCGGGGGCGTTACGAGACGTGGGCGCAACTCGAGGAGGAGGGGGCGCTCGAGCCCGGCGTGCAGCGTGAGTGGCTCACGTCGGGCGACGAGGGGGTGTGTTCTATTTGTGGCCCAATGCACGGGCAGAAGGTGGGCATGAGGGAGTCATACGAACTCGGCAACGGCGGGCGGGTGGCGCACCCACCGGCGCACGTCGGATGTCTCCCCTCTGGCGTGTTGGTTGGTAACGGCTCGGTTCGTGCGGCCACCCGGCGATGGTATGAGGGCGAACTAGTCCACCTCGAGACGTTGCTCGGGCCACGGCTTTCCGTCACCCCGAATCACCCGATTCTGACGCGTCGGGGAATGATCGCTGCGAAGCTCATCAAGCATGGCGATGATGTACTCTGCGCTGGCAATCGTCAGCGGGAATCGTCGCTTGTCAATCCAGACGGTGAGGCACTGCCATCCTGTGTCGAGGAGGTGTTTGATGCGCTCCGCTTCTCGCCGGCGATGGTTCGATGCGGTGTGCCAGCCTCCCCCGTGCAGTTCCACGGCGATGGTTTCAGCAACGGCCACGTCGATATTGTAGCGCCCGCAAGCCTTTTCAAGGACGCACAGGACGCCGGACTCCTCCAGCCAGCTGGCGAGACGAATGGCCGCCGGCCCCGTGTTTTTCCGCCAGTTGCGCGCACGGCTGCGAGCCTGCTTCTCGCGCTCTTCTTGCGTTGGGGTGCGGCCCCGGGTTGCCACATGCGCCGCAATCACTTGCGCGGCCCTCTTCTCCGGCGGCATCTGAGACCACTTGAGAAGCTCTGCTTGGCTGCGGCCACGGGGCTCTATGCCCATTTCAATCAGGCGCGGCCGGATGGCGCTTCTCGCCACACCGAAGTGCTCAGCGACGGCCTTTTCGGACATGCCCCCCAGGTAGAGCTCGCGCAACTCATCGAGCGGGATCTTGAGCCGCCGGTGCTGTTGCCCCCTCCTGACCGCTTCGCTGAACTTAGCACGTTCCTCGTCGGTTCTATTGATGGCCCGAATCTTCAGGGCCTCAATTCTCGGCCGAAGAGAGACGCCGTGCCGAGAGAGACAGTCAACGATGATCCCGCGACTAAAGCCGGTCTCGGCACAAATCTGCGAAACAGACCGCCCCACCAAGTACTTGGCGCAGACCTTTTCCGCCGGCTTTCCTTGCAGGGGTTCAAAACGCTTTCGATTTCCCATGTCGGTGTATCCTCCTTTCGGGGTTATGTGTACAACCTTGAAACGAACACTGGATGGTACACCGGGCATGGGATTGTTACCAGCAATTGCCGTTGCACGGAGGCGCTGACATGAAAAACTGCCCAGAATGCGACGCGGAGTTGAGCAAGGTGATCTATGCCGAGCTTTGAATACTTGACCGAAATCCTCGAGCGCACCAAGCAGTTTCTCAGCGACGAGGACTGGCGCACCCTCAACCGGGCAGCGATCCCCCGCTCCGGCGGCCGGGCCGCCTGGCGCTCTGCGACGACCAGCGAGTTTGAGGCCGTCGCCCTCCGGGAGCTGCGGCCGGATATGCTGATGCGGGCCGACGACCAGGAACTCTCTGCGCTCTGGGCAAGGCTCAAACAGTGGCACGCCCGAGCAAAGCGACGGAGGCAGGACACCTCGCCGTACGAGCAAGCCGCCAGCTTCGTCGCCCAGGAGCTGCGAGCCCGCGGCGCTGGCCCATCCGGCGAGCTGCTCGAGCTGGCCAAGTGTCGCGCCAGCCTCGCCGAGCGGCTCGAGATGCTCCCCGACGTCATCGTGGTCCGCGAGGAGGAAGTTCAGTTGGTCAAGACCGAGGACGGGGTTGGGGTACGCAGCGGCGATGAAATCGACGACTACACCGAATTGACGCTCGACGCCATTGATGACATTGGCATCCCGGTCGACCCGCTTGCGACCCTCGTTAGCGACGACAAGGTGCCCCTTTACGACCTCGCCCTGGTCCGCTCGAGTAAGCTTGAGAAGTCGGTCGACGAGCCGGACTACCTCACCAAGGCTGAGGCCCACTCTGGTGCCATGATTGCCCTGATGGCGCCCTCGTCGGTTCGCAAGGCACTGGACAAGGCGGGGATGCTCACCGACTCCACCCCAGACAGCCTCCACGTCACCATGCTCTACCTTGGCAATGCCGACGCCCTGGACAAGCGGTGCCGCGACAAGATCCGCTCCCAGGTCGAGAAGGTGTGCCGTGACCACCGTCGGCTCAAAGTCAAGCTGTCTGGCGTTGGTCGCTTCGCGGCGGGCAAGGATGGGGTGCCGGTCTACGCTGTCGCTTCAGCCGTGGGCCTGTCTCAGTTGCAGGCCGACCTCGAGCGCGCCGTGGGCCAGGTCGTCGATCTTCCAAGCGAGCACGGCTGGGTTCCCCACATGACGTTGGGCTACAATGTTGGGGTCAACATGAAGCCCGTCGAGGATGGCACCCTCCCCGAATTCGCCGTCGACAGTGTGCGCATCCAGATGGCCGGCGAGCCATTCGCGGACTGCAAGCTCGAGGGCAAGGAGCCGACGGAAAAAGCCGACTGGGATCTCGAGCCCGAACCTGTCGAGCAAACAGCGGTTCGGATCGCGTGCTCTGCTGGCGACAAGCAGATCATCTACTACCTCGTGAGCGAGCCCGGCACCGTCGATGCCCACGGGCATCGAATCACCGAGGAACAGATCGAGGATGCCTTGCATGGCTACGTCGCCAACAGCCGCGAAATCAAGCTCGAGCACAGCAAGTCGCTGCGCGGTCGTGCCGTCCTCGTGGAGGCGTTCGTGGCGCCGATGGAGCTGACCGAGTTTCACGGCGAGAGGCCGCCAGACGGCCCCATCAAGAAAGGGTCGTCGATAGCCGCCGTCCACTACACGGACACGAAGCTGTGGAAGGAGCTGAAGGACATCGATCATGGAATATCGTGGGGTGGTTATGCAAGGAAGGTGAGCCGATGACAGGGGCGCGCAGCTTTGCACCGACGACCAAAGAGGTCGCCGAAATGCTCGACGTCAACATGAAGACGCTGCAATTTTGGGTACGGGAGGGGTTCATCGACGCCGTGAAGATCACCGGCGAGGGCCGCCAGCGACGCATCGAATGGACCGAGGACGGAATCGAGCAAGCCCGCAAGATGAAGGACCGCGCTGCGAACGGCTCTGCGGTGGCCGATGTCTACGGCACCGATCTGTTGACAACGATGAGGCGAGCGAAGGAGATGAAGGACTACCAGTCGCCGGGGAATATCATCGTCGCCAGCCCCAAAACTGCACGCCTTTTCCGGGACGATCGCTCTCTTGGCGACGTTTTGCGCACGATTCCTGGAACTTTTTTGATCATCCTTCGCTAGCGTTTTTCCACGGCTTTCCAACACGTGTTGATACGCGCCGTCGGGCGATGCCTTGACACTTAATCGAACCCCCCCGGATAACTAGTGAATCTCATGCCGACGTGGTTGGAAGACATCAACGTTCTGGAGCTGTCAGCAGTCCGCCGTCCGGCCAACAAGAAGCGCAAGCTTCACCAGAAGGCGGTTTGGTCGACGGCTTTCATAAACGACCTCCCCGACACAGCTTTTCTTTACATCGCTCCCGGCGGCCAAAAAGACGATGAGGGCAAAACAACCCCCCGGTCGCTGCGCTACTTTCCCGTTCGAGGTGCCGACGGGAAGCTCGATGCGGCCCACGTTCGAAACGCGTTGTCACGGATCCCGCAAGCGAAGCTGCCGGCATCCGTCAAGGAGACAGCGGCGGGCAAGGCCCGACGGCTCCTAGAACAAATCACCAAATCGGAGGATGACGACATGCCACACCAGTGGATCCCGGAAGAGACGCTCAAGGAGTTCATCGAGAAGGCCAGCATCAGCGACGCACAGAAGGCAGCGATCAAGGCCGCTGTGGGCGCCTTGAACAAGGCCGGCGGTGGCGACATGGACGAGGACGGCTTCGGCAAGCTGAAGGCAACCATCGCCAAGCTGCTGGGGTACGGCAAAACGGAGAAGTCCGTCGAAGACGCGGTGGCCGAAGCGAAGAAGTCCGCCGAGGATGCGAAGGCCAAAGTCGTCGAAGTCGCCAAGTCCGCTCTCGACGTGCTGCAGGCCGACAAGCCAGCAATCAACGAGGCGCTGACCATCCTCGGCGAGCTCGCTGAGGTCAAGCCGGTCCTGAAGATGGAGGGGCTCCCGCCGGAGGCCCGCGCCCAGGTCGAGGCGATGCAGAAGGCCGCCGAAGAGGACCGCAAGAAGCTCGTCGAGCTGCAGAAGTCGATCGACGACCAGGCGGCCAAGGCCACTGAACTGGAGTTCATCACCAAGGCGACGAGCGAGCTGCCGAACGTGCCCATGGAGTCCAACGCCCTGGGCAAGCTCCTCCACGCCGTCGCCAAGACGGAGGACGGGGACGCCATCGCGTCACTGGACAAGCTGCTCAAGAGCGTCGAGGAGATCGCCAAGCAGAGCGACCTGTTCGTCGAGAAGGGGGGCAGTGGCGAAGTGAAGGTGGGCAAGGACGCTGGCATGGCCAAGATCGACGCGCTCGCCGAGCAGGCGATGCAGAAGTCCGAGAAGCAGCTCACGCACGCCCAGGCCGTCGCGCACGTGCTCGAGCAGAACCCCGCCCTGTACGACGAGTACAACAAGCAGGCGTAACCCCTCGATACCGTCGACAGCGTCGACTGAGGCAAGGAGAAAACGATGGCCCGATACGAAAAGAAGCTGAACGTCGGCAGCCTGGTCGCGGCTGGCGATCTGAGCGCAAACGTCCACTACCTGGTCGCGATCAGCGCCGCCAACACCGTGGATCTGGCAGGTGTCGGCGACACCGCGATCGGCGTCCTGGGCAACGATCCCGACGCGGCCGGAAAGCCCGCCGAGGTGATGACGGGCGTCATCGTCCCCGTCGTGGCTGGCGAGGCAATCGCGGCCGGAGCCGATGTGGCCCCCGATGCCACGGGTCGTGCACGCACGGCAGTGACCGACGATCACATCTTCGGTATCGCGCTCGAGGCGGCCGGAGATGCCGGCGAGGAATTTGCCTGCCTCGTCATGCCCCAGCAGGCCAGTTTGGCGCTCGACGGCCAGACCCACGACGTCCCGGTGGCGGCCAACAAGGTCATCACCGCCGACAAGATGGTATGCCTCGACACCGACGGCTACCTGGTCGACGCGGGGGATGCCACAGCGGTGAGCTTCTGGGGCATGGCCCTCGAGACCGCCGACAACACCGGCGGCGCGGATGGGGATATCTCCTGTAACGTGCGCCGGTTTGGTGTCACCGCTTCGGGCATCCTCGCCGGAGCGGGTCTCGCCGCCACGGACGTGGGGCAGGAGTGCTGGGTGGGCGCCGACAGCGGCACCATCACCATGACCCCGGGCGACATCCTGGTTGGAATCATCGAGGAGGTCGAAAGCGCCACCGAGCCGATCGTGCGGTACGTGGAGCTGCCGATCGTTGGAGAGCGGACAAACCGGCAGCGCGAGATCCACTTCAGCCACAGCGGCAACACCCTCGACGGAAAGAACGCGTTCGAGGACCGGGAGTTTCTCCGCAAGTATGTGGTGCTCGCCGGCTACGCGGACGTGGAAACCGCCCCCGGTGGCGCGGACGTGCTGACGATCGAGCTGGACGACGGGGCCACGCAGTTCGCGGTCACCATCACCGGCGCGGCCACCCACGGCGAGAACAAGACCCCCGCCCCGACGTCACCGATGTTGACCACCGACACCGACGTGACCCTAGCGGACACGGCGGCGCTGTCGTCCGACGTCAAGGGCATGTTTCTCGTCGAGGATCTGTAATCGAACCTGCCCTTCGGGGCTCGAGCTGATGCCCCGTTCGCCGGGGCAAGGAGGAATCGAAAATGCCACCCACCCCCGGTGATGTGCACGTCAACCGACCGCTGACCAACATCTCGATCGCGTATCTGCAGGGGCAGACGCGATTCGTCAGCGCCGAGGTGTTCCCCGTCGTACCGGTCCAGAAGCAGTCGGATCGGTACTTCGTGTACGACAAGGGCGACCTGATGCGCGACGAGGCAAAGCCCCGCGCTCCCGGAACCGAGAGCGCCGGGATGGACTACGATATCGACAACACCCCGACGTACTCGTGCACCAAGTATGCGCTGCACAAGGACGTCGACGACGATACCGCCGCCAACGCGGACGCCCCCCTGCGGCCGGAGCAGGATGCCGCCGAGATCTTGACCGACAAGCTCCTGATCAAGCGGGACGCGACATTCGTCGCGAACTACTTCGTCACGGGCGTGTGGGACACGGATTGGGACGGTGTGACGGGAGTGCCCGGCGCCAACGAGTTCCTGCAGTGGCAGGAGACCGGCTCCGACCCGATCGCGGACATCGACAACGCCAAGGAGGCGGTGTCGGCGCTGACCGGGTTCGATCCAAACGTCATCGTCATGGGCAAAGCGGTGTTCAACGCCGTGAAGAACCACACGGCGGTGATCGACCGGATCAAGTACACCCAGCGGGGCATCGTGACCGAGGAGATCCTGGCAGCGCTGTTCGGGGTACAGAAGGTCGTGGTGCCGGGCGCCGTGAGCAACACCGCCGCCAAGGGAGCCACCGACGTGATCGCCCGCCTGTTCGGCAAGCATGTGCTCGTCGCCTACCGGCCCGAGCGCCCGGCGATCATGAAGCCGTCGGCCGGCTACTGCTTCTCGTGGGCGGGGCTGTATGGCGCCGGCAATGAGGGGCTCCGCACCAAGCGGTTCAGGATGGAGCACCTTAACTCGATGCGGATCGAGAACGAGTTCGCCTGGGATCTCAAGGTGGTGGCGACGGACTGCGCGGCGTTTCTCGAGGACGCCATCGCCTAGTTCGGTTTATTGCCATGACGGAGGCTGCTCGTGACCTGGACGTATGGAGGGGATCCAGCAGGAAGCATTCTAGACGCGCTGCGCTTCCTGCTGGGCGATACGGACGAGGACGACCAGCAGCTTTCTGACGAAGAACTGAACTATCTGCTCACCGAAAACGACGACAGCGTAACGGCCGCCGGGCTGTCCGCTTGTCGTCGCATGATCGCCAAGTACTCTCGATACGTCGACCAGAAGACTGGCGACATCGAC